GTCCCAAGGAAGCTGATCAGCCGGTCTATGGTGTCGAGCTGGAACTCTCCACGGATTACTCTGTGCGACAGTTGATCGAGGCTGTCCCTGACACGCTGTGGGTCTGCGCTAAGCAGGACAGCTCGATTACTGGCAGCAAATCCCATCGTAACGAAATGGTGACACTGCCCATGTCCTTCAAGGCTCACAAGATGCTCTGGGCCAAGTGGTTCAGTGCTCTTGACATGCGGAAGTTTGACACTTCTCGCGACACCAACAACGGCATGCACATCCACGTCAGCCGTGAGTCTTTCGACAACAGCCGCCATCAACGGGATTTTACATGGTTCTTCACCACACCGATGATGAAGGCGTTTATGATCGAATTCTCTGAACGCGGCACCTTGAACGACTACTGTCGCATGCCCAACATCAACCCCAACACGACGAAGAAGGTGGTTGCTCGACGCGATGCCCTCAATTTTGTGTCTGGAATTCGTGGAGTAATCAACACCGGTGGTTCTAAAGCGACCATTGAGGTTCGATTGTTCAAGGGTATCGTCAACTTTGCCTCGGTTCTCAAGAACTTGGAGCTGGTTGATGCTGCCTTCCACTTTACGCAGGGAGGTATCTCTTACCAGAGCAACCCGCTGTCTGGTTTCCTCAAGTGGTTGGAAAACCAGCCTAAGAACCGGTACGAAGCTTTGAAGGATTACATCTTCAAGGTGATGGATGTCGAAGAACATCTGAACCAGTCGTTCGCTGTGGAAGTTGCCCACGGGCTGTCGTCTCCCCTCCAGGTTAAGGAGAAGATGACTAAGCTGGGTATTGTCTTTACTCATCCGAGCTCTATGCGTGTCCTCAACGAAATGTTCCGTACTACTGTTTTCGTGTGGGACTACAAGAAGAAGGCTCTGTCTATCCAAGAAGATACTGTTCCCCGTGTCTCCGATGCTCAGTTCAAAGAACTTGGCAACACCTACCTTCGTCGCTATACCCGCGCCTCCTGATCTAAGGAAATAAACTATGTGTGTTATCATTCACCGCCCTGCTGCCCTGGAAATTCCCTTCAACAAGCTCAAGGTGGCTTGCCAGAAGAACAATGATGGCTTCGGCATCTCTGTCTTCGATCGTGGCAAGCTTGAAATTCGTCGTGTCTGGGAACCCAAGGGTAATGACCCGGAACTCCTGGCCAAGATGCTCGAAGAAGCCAAGGACCACGAAGTCTTTGTTCATCTTCGACTTCGCAGTGTCGGTAACATCAGTATCGACAATGTTCATCCGTTCCTGTTCATCGACGAAGATGATCGTCAGTATGCTCTAATGCATAATGGCACTATGCAGGACTATAACCGGGGCAAGGGTATGACTGACTCTGAGGTTTTTGCCCAGGAGATTGTCAAGCCTCTTGTCAACAACTGGAAGAATGATAATCCTCTGCTCGATGAGGACTTCAAACGTCTGGTACGAAACTTTGCTGGTGTTGGAACATACAACAAAATCGTTGTCATGAACAATCTTGGCAGTTCGATCATCATCAACAAGGATGCCGGCTGCGAGGTTATTCCTGGCGTATGGGCTTCTAATGCTCATTCGTTCGAGGACTACACGTCGTACTCGTATGGTAAGGGAGGTTCCTCAAGTACTGTCCCTTTTCGCGGGACAGGTCAATCGACTGGGACGACGAAAGAAACTGGTGGTGGAGCAGCCTCGAAAACTGGGCAGACCACCGCGGTTAGGCTAGAAGAAAGGCCGGTACTGAAGGCTGTGCCGGCAGCGGAAGTCAAGCCCAAGCCCCGTGATTTGTTCATCGACAAGGCTGGTCTTAATAGCCTAAAGGAAGCCGCCATCATTTTTACTGAGCATGATATCCGTGAGCTTGTCGAGAACTACCCTGATGATGCTGTCAGTCTTATTCTTGACTTGCTGGATGAGATCTACTGGACTCAAGTAGAAGACGGCGACGAAGTAGTTGACGACGACAAGCTTACGATGGATGCTGCGTGATGGCTCAGGTTAACAACAATGCTTTGACTGATTTCGTTATCAAGAGTATCATGGATAACGATTTTACAAAAGATGTCCCGTTGTTGAACGTATACAAAACACAGTTGGTGTTTGCATACGGGACTCTTCGTAGCAACTTCTCTCGACACAGTGTACTGATGGAGAATGATGCTAAGTTTATGTGTCATGCTTTTACGTGTGACACTAACCTTGATTTCAAGTACTCAGTCTCTGGACAGTTCCCGATTGCATTCCACACTGCTGACCAACGACGCGCTGGCCGTATTCATGGGGAGATCTGGTCTGTACCTTCGGCATGCCTGACTGTTCTTGATCGCTTGGAACAGAACGGTAAGTTGTTTGATCGTAAGCGCATCTCGTGCTTGTACGCAAATGGTGCTCCTGACAGCAAGGGACAGATGCCGATTATTCGTGATGTGTGGTTTTACTTTGGGGATCGCCTCAAGGGGGCTGCTGGCTTCCATGAAGTAAAGGAAAAAGAGTCAAATCTTTATGGAAAGTACTACACCTATAACCACATGATTGAAATTGTTAAGTTTGGAGGTTATATTAAAACCTGATGTCGTACCGTTGTAGCATCTGTGACTTCGTAATTGATGGTGACGTCAGGTCTTCTTATAATGAGGGCCTGACTTCCCAGATTTCAAGTAATCGTGTGTTCTTTCGAGGTAAAGAACCAATCTGTGAAGAGTGTAATCAAGTAATTGAAGACACACTCGTTGACTTCAACGATGACGAAAGTAGTTGATCGTCACATTCCCTGTCCTTGTGGGTCCAGTAGTGATGCCTACTGTACCTACGAGGACGGGCACGGTTACTGTTTTTCATGTGCCAAGTATTTTCCAGGAGAATTAATGGAAGAAGTTTCCAGCAATATTGAACCAACATTTGCTCCTATTGCATGGCGTGGTGTCACACGAGACACTATGCATACGTACAACGTTTTTGCTAAGTTCATTAACGACAAGCCTGTCGAACTAGGTTTTCCATACCAGAACAATTCAATCAAGGTACGGTCACTCCTAAAGAAAGAATTTTGGGGCAAAGGTGAACTGTCAGGCGCTACACTCTTTGGTAAGACATTGTTCAATGCAGGTTCTCATGGGTGTATCGTTATCACAGAAGGTGAGTTAGATGCTTTGTCTGCCTACCAGATGCTTGATGGTAAAATCCCTTGTGTCTCTGTGCCTAGCGCATCTAACGCTAAGAAAGCTTGTCGTGCTGAGTTTGATTACCTAAACTCGTTTGAACGCATCTATATCTGTTTTGACAATGATGAACCTGGATGGAAGGCAGCTCAAGAAGTTGCTAACATCTTTGATGTCAAGAAGATTTACCACATTCCTATCACGACACATAAAGATGCTAATGACTTCCTTATGGCTGGGGAAGTCAAGCAATTTCAGAACTCTTTTCATTCGGCTAAGCGGTTTTTACCTGATGGTATTGTGTCTTCTTTTGAGGACATTGAGAAGATTTTGCGTGAAGCCCGTCTTAAGCCGACAGCAACTTATCCATTTCCTACAATTCAGGACATGACTTATGGCATCCGAGATGGAGAAGTGGTCCTCATCACCGCAGCAGAGGGCGTTGGAAAGACAGAGATTCTACGGGCCATCGAGCATCATCTTCTTAAATCGACAACTGAGAACATTGGAATTCTTCACCTCGAAGACGACCGCCAGCGTACTATTCAGGGAGTGGCAAGCTATGAACTTAGTGTACCTTGTCATCTACCCGACACTAATGTCTCTGTTGAGGAAATTCTGGCTGCGTATAAAAGCGCTGCCGGCCATGATGACCGAGTCCATATTTACACTCATTTTGGCAGCGATGACCCTGACATTGTTCTTGAGCGTATTCGTTTCCTTGCTGGTGCGTGCGATTGCAAGTATATCTTCTTTGATCACATCTCTATTGTAGTATCTGGACTTGAAGAGACAGACGAACGCAAGAAGCTCGACTACTTGTCTACTCGTCTAAAGATGCTCGCACAAGAGCTTGGTTTCACCCTCTTCCTAGTGAGTCACGTCAATGACAACGGACAAACACGCGGCAGTCGTACTATCGCCAAAGTCGCAGACATCCGAATTGACCTTGAACGCAATCCAACAGCTACTTCTGACGCGGAAAGAAATACCACGTACCTCACAATCTCGAAGAACCGCTTCAGCGGCAAAACGGGTGACGGTGGTAAACTATGGTACGACTCAGTCACGTCAAAGCTAATGGAGATCATCAGTGTCGATAAGGACGGACTCCCTCCTCCTAATGCCTCACCGCAAGCGCCTAATTTCTAAACTCATTCACACTGAGTTTCGTGAGGCCCAAACGTGTGAACCTGTAGCTAGAGCTCGTATCTCAGCGGCTGTCTATAAGAATGGACGACTGCTGGGTACGGGCAAGAACAGTCTTAAAACACACCCCTTCCAAAAGATGTACGGGAAAAACGAACATGCAATCCATCTACACGCTGAAGTCGCAGCTATCCTCAAAGCAACATCGACTGGTGAGGACCTTTCGAGCGCTATGTTGGTTGTGGCGCGTGCGAAACACTCCGGGGTATCACAGCCCTTTGTATACGGTCTGGCTCGCCCGTGCAGCGGATGTCGAATGGCGATAGCATCTGTTGGAATTAAGCAGGTCTATTTCTCTTGTGATGGAGATTCGGAATGGGACATGCTCTAGTTGAACAAGCTATTCGTCTTGGCATTTTTAAGCACCATGCAGAGTACGCTAGAAAGCTCAGAGAAGGGATTCATATGACTTGTGGTAGTTGCACCTACTTCCGAAAGGATACCGCTGAGAAGCCTTCTGGGACTTGCTATCGGTATCCTCCGACCGTCATCATGGACGGAGACTTCGAACGGTTCATTCGGCCTCGTGTCTCGGAAAATACTCCTAAGTGTGGAGAGTACCATTGTGGAACACCTAAAACGCGCGTGGGCTGAAGATCTAGCTGATATGATCGCAGCAGATGATGGTCTTAACCTAGACCGAATGTCTCCATCTGCACGACAAGACCGTTTAGAACAGGCTCGGTACTACGTGGATGTTTTATCGTCTACGATATACCTTGACCTTCACTATGAAATTACAAATCGAGACGACTACATCAGTCTACTACTCGCTGAAAGGAAACAAAATGCCCATTGACAACCCTTTCTAGGCATGTTATCATATCTGTACAGGGTGGAATTAAAGGAGGAAAATAGCTGAGAGTTATCCTCGACATTGAGACAGATGGATTACGCCCTACGTGCATTTGGGTCATTGTTGTTAAGGACATTGATACCGGTAAGCTGCACACATTTACAGCACCATTTGATGACTTTAAGGAACAGTGCGAAAAGTACACACTGATCGTAGGGCACAACATCCTGGAATACGACCTGCCTGTTATCAACAGGCTTCTCGACATAAACATTCCTCATACGTTTGCTATCGACACTCTTGTCGTATCTCGCCTTCTTAACTACGATGTAGAAGGTGGTCATTCTCTTGAAGCTTGGGGTCAACGTTTAGGTTATCCAAAAGGTGATTTTAACGATTGGTCTAAACTTTCCAATGAAATGATTGGGTACTGCCAACGAGACGTAGAGCTTACCTACCTAATTTACAAGAAGTTTGAGCGCTACATTAATGAAGAGCGCTGGCACAAAGCTCTTAGAACAGAACACGACATCGTTGTTGTCTGCTCTGAGATGCACAAGAATGGATTTTACTTTGACATAGACAGAGCCCATGATCTCCATAAGGAGATTTCTCTGGAGTTGGAGAGACTAGATGCCTTCATCAAGACGGGCTTCCCAGATCGAGTCGTACCTGTGGGAACTACCACCATCAAATATACAAGGCTTGGTGTCCCGCACGCTAATTGCAGACGACTTGAACCAAGTGGATTTGGAAGCGTTAACACGGTTTATGCTGTCGGATCCGATGTTACTATTATTGCGTTCGAACCGTTCAATCCCGCCTCCCCCAAGCAAATCGTTCAACGACTTAATCAAGCCGGATGGAAGCCGGTGGAAAAAACAAAGGGACACATCAAAGCGGAAAGGGATCTTAAGCAATGTCGTGATCCTAAAGAACGTGAACGCTTAAAAGAACGCCTTGTCGAGTACGCTGAGTTTGGGTGGAAAGTCTCTGAAGAAAACCTAGAGACACTTCCTGATGACGCTCCAGAGTCGGCTAAATCGTTGGCTAGACGCATCCTACTTGCGTCTAGGTTATCTTCTCTTAATGAGTGGATAAGGGCATGCGAACATGACCATCGTGTCCACGGGACTATTCACCCGATTGGTGCATGGACCCAACGCATGTCTCACGACAAGCCGAACACTGCCAACATCCCTTCCGAGTTTAACCGAAAGGGTCAAGTCTCACCTTACGGCAAAGAGTTCAGATCACTTTGGACAGTACCTAAGGGTAGACGTCTAGTTGGTACAGACGCAGAAGGTATTCAGCTTCGTATCCTAGCTCACTACATCAATGACGATGTCTTTACACACAGTTTGATTTCTGGTGACAAAGACCTTGGCACTGATATTCACACCATGAACAAGAAGGCTCTAGGTGAACCTTGTAAGACTCGTGGTGTAGCCAAAACCTTTATCTACTCATGGCTTCTAGGTGCTGGTGAAGCTAAAACAGCCGAAGTTCTTTCGTGTTCATTGCCTGTAGCTCGTGAAGCTCGACAAAACTTCCTTAACTTCTATCCAGGTCTTAAACACCTGAAAGAAAAGCAAATCCCTCGTGATGCCAAGCGTGGTTTCTTTGAGGGTATCGATGGCAGGTACGTAGCCTGCGATAGTGAGCATCTGATGCTTGCTGGTTACCTACAGAATGGTGAAGCTATCGTAATGAAGATGGCCAACATCCTGTGGCGTGAGCGTTTGCTCAAAGAAAAGATCCCATTCTGGCAGGTCAACTTTGTACACGATGAATGGCAGACAGAGACAGTTGATGATGACGAGATTGCAAGTTTCATTGAGGAAACTCAAAAGCAGTCTATTGTCGACGTAGGAAAGATACTAAACTTACGCTGTAGCTTGGCTGGTTCTTCCAACTCAGGTTACAACTGGTTTGAAACACATTGACGATTACGGGGGTCTATTGTAACGGTAGCATGCGGGTCTCCAAAACCCTGCGGAGTAGGTTCAAATCCTACGGCCCGCCGCCAACATAAGGAATACTGAAAGAATGTCAACAAAGGTTCTATATTTTCACGGTACTGCTAAGTGGGCTCAGCTCGGTCTAGGCCCAACTCCTGAGGATAATGCCGACAAGGAGTATAAGTCGTGGAAGCTCAACCTGTATCTTTCTGATGACTCATGGGAAGATTTTGCTCGTAGTGGCCTGCAGCTTAAGGCCAAGGAAGATGAGGATGGACGGTATGTCACTTTCCGACGCCCGTTCAGCAAGGTGATCAAGGACGATCTTGTCAAGTTTGAACCACCCAAAGTAACTGATGCTGAAGGTGTTGGGTTTAGGGATTATATCGGTAACGGTTCTGAAGTGATTATTAAGGTTGCTACCTTTGACACTCGTAAGGGTCGTGGTCATCGCCTGGAAGAAGTCAAGGTCGTAACTCTGGTTGACTTTAAGTCAGAAGCCCAGAAGCTCGTTGTTGGAGGTCGTGAGTTTGCTCCTTTCTGATCAACTAGACCGCTTGTACAAGTACCTAAATATGAGGGAGACTGGTCCAGCACTTGCTACAATTGCAAGTATCCTAGAAGATATCCGTATTGAACTAGAAGACATAAAAGATCGGATCCGAGAGCTTGAGCAAAACAATTGACACTCTAATCTCTGACATTTATGAGCTCATTGGTGGACAAAAGCACAATGTCATCGAAAGTCTTAAGGATCAGTTCGGAAGTAAGCTATCTGAGATCATCAGCACCCGTCTTTTTCGAGGGGATGAGCGACCTGCTCTTAGGTTCAGCAATCTCGGCACTGCATGCGAACGAAAGCTCTGGTACCAGCTTAACACACCTGGAGAAGCAATTCCTCTCCCTCCTGAGGCACGGATTAAGTTCCTCTTCGGAGACATCCTAGAACATCTTCTTCTCTTCCTTGCTCGTGAAGCAGGACATACAGTTGAAGGTGAGCAGGATACCCTAGAGGTTGACGGTGTGAAAGGACATCGTGATGCTATTATCGATGGCGTTTTGGTTGATGTTAAGTCTGCTTCTTCACCAGCGTTTTCTAAGTTTAAGAACCATGGTCTTGAAGAGGATGACCCATTTGGTTATCTCTCGCAGATCAATGCTTATCTTTACGCTAGCATGGACGACCCTCGTCTCAAGGTTAAAGACAAAGTAGCGTTCTTTGCTATCGACAAGCAGCTTGGTCATATGTGCCTGGATGTGTACGATGCTCATCCACCAAATCTTCCGGCAATTATCAAATACAAGAAGATGATTGTCTCACAAGCTCGTGAACCAGACCGTACATTCAGAGCGGTAGCGGATGGTAAGAGTGGTAACGAAAAGCTAGGAACTTATTGCTCTTATTGTGAGTTCCGAGAAAAGTGTTGGCCTGGGCTACGAACGTTTATCTATTCGTCTGGTCCACGCTACCTAACAAAAGTTGAAAGGGAACCAGATGTTAAAGAAGTTTGAGATGGATGATGGTACTATTGTCCTCAATACCAATCACATCCTGTGGGCAGCTCCAGTGGCAGATACCGAAGGCAAAATGCTCTTGACAATTGACCACTTGGATCATGAAGGACGACGCATGTCGATTGTTGTCCTTGGTAACCTTGACGATCTGATTTGACAGTCAGTGTAATTAATCCCAAGAAGTTTCGCTCAAAGCTAGAGCTTAGGGTATTCAATGACGTTAAACCACGTCTAGGAGGTACTGCTAAGCTCTACTATGAGCAAGAGAAGCTGGGGTATACCCTTGAAAAAGAGTATACTCCTGACTTTCTCCTTGAGTTCCGAGATGGAACCAAACGCTTCATTGAAGTTAAAGGACACTTCAAGTGGGAAGACAGAGAAAAGATGTACGCCGTTAAGAAGGCTCATCCTGATCTCGACATCCGCATGGTCTTTGACAGAGACAACAAGATTGCAAAAAACTCAAAGATGCGTTATAGTGACTGGTGCGCTAAGTACGGCTACATGTGTGCCTTTGGGTCTATTCCTGATGAGTGGCTAGAGTGACAACACACCTTGTAATTCCAGACTCTCATGCGCATCCGAACTACAGCAACGAAAGAGCCCACTGGCTAGGAAAACTGATCCATGATGTTAATCCTGATGTTATCATCAATATCGGCGATGGGGCTGACCTACCTTCTTTGGCCTCTTATGAAAAGGGAACACGCGCTGCGATTGGCCGTACTTACAGTGCTGATATTGCCGCTCATTGTGACTTTCTTGATAAGGTGCATTGGGAACTAAGAAAGCACAAGAAGAAGCTTCCTAGGCGTGTCTACCTAATTGGTAACCACGAGTTCCGTATTACTAAAGCTATTAATGTTCAACCAGAGCTAGAAGGTGCAATCTCACTAAAAGATCTACAGCTCGACAAGTACTACAATGAAGTTGTAGACTACGAAGGGAATACCCCAGGAAGTATCACGATTGACGGAATTACTTATGCTCATTATTTTGTTAGTGGGGTTATGGGTCGGGGTATATCTGGGGAGCATCCCGCCTACAGTCTGATTACAAAACAGTTGTCGTCAGCTACTCAAGGACATATTCACACTTTGGATTTCTGCCAAAGGTCTAATGCACATGGCAGAAAAGTTAACGGTCTCGTATGTGGTGTATACCAAGATTACGATGCACCATGGGCGGGTGAAGTCAACAAGTTGTGGTGGAGAGGTGTAGTAGTCAAACACAACGTAGAAGATGGAAACTACGATCCTGAGTTTATCAGTATCGATCGCCTAAAGAAAGTGTATGGAAATGACTCCCAAAGAGGAAATTGAGAACTACGTAGAGACAATGTTAGAGCAAGAAACATTAGAAGAATTCCTTGAGCGTCATGGAGACATGACAAGCCTAGAAGCAATTATGCTCATGTGGGAACACGGTCTAATTGACTTAGACCCAATGGAGTTGGAAGATGGGCTCGGAGACGAGTAAGCTCTTGGGTGAACGTAAGCGTAAACTCCTTGCCGAAGACAAAGAGCAACGCTTAAACAAATACGAAAAACGAATTCACGACGCGCGGTATAAGGCACCCCCTAAGCCTAGCGAAATTATCAAGCGGTATTTTGAAGGAACACTAGATGACGAGCAATGATAACAAGGCCCAGCTACTTCTCTTCCCCCGCAAGGAAGCCGATACTCGAACTTTCCATGAGACTTCTTTCGTGATCAGTCATGAACATGTAGTCCAGGCACTAGACTTTTACCTACGAGCACACAATCTGTGGCCATACCCAGGTTTCATCCTAGTGGATGCTGACCTTGGTATTGAACTAAATGAAGAAGGCTTTGTTGAAGTCGATGTGGTTCTTGAAGATGAGGATATGTGATAATGTTTCTGAAAACCCTACTCCTAACATGTACCTTGGTACTAGCTGCTGGTATTTCATCGTCTAAGGCTGCTGATCCTGACTGCTTGGACATGAAGTACGTGTCTGATTTTGCTCAGACTGTTGAAGCTCGTCTAGTGAAGATGGAAGATCAGGATACTATCCGGGCGTACTTCAGCAATCTGGTGGCTAAGGGTTTCAATG